TGACAACTGCAATGGGTAAAGTCTTAACAAGATTTAAGCTATTCGCATTCCAATCAGTTAGGGTTCGTAGAGAATTCTATAAACAAGCTAAGTCTTATGGATTTAAAGAAGGTACAGATGAGTATAATAAACTCAAGGATCTGTTTCTGACTGATCTATTTAGTTTTGCATTAGGTGGTGCATTCATGTATTCAGTATTTGATACAGCCCTACCACCACCTTGGGATTGGATGCAAGATGCAGGTGACTTAATGTTTGGTGATAAGAAAGAACGTGACAGGGCTTTCTATGGAACCTTGCCTAGGCCTATCGCACCATTACAGGCGGTATTACCACCTATAGCAAGATTCCCTCAAACATTTGTTGAGCTAGTACAAGGAGATTGGGAGAAGTTTTCTAACTACACTATACATACTATGTATCCTGGTGGTAGACTATACTACAGTGCAAAGAAGACTGCTGAAAGACCAGACAACTTCTGGCAAAACTTCTTTAGGATTCCTGTAAGTAAGATTAAGTACAGGATAGACAGGGAGAAAATAAGAGAGGCACGTAGAGAAATGATAGGAGAGGAGCTATAATGAGAGATCTTATTATTGATAATGCTATAAAGCAATATGGAGGTGGAGATATCAGTTATGCTGTAGCAGCATTACAGATTGCTAAAAAAGAAAAGCTAGTAACTAAAGATATGTCCCCTAAAAAGATCATGGGCATACTTAAGAAGAATGATTTAGCTCCATTCTATGGAGATCATTTAATAAATGAAGCTTTAATAAAGAGGATACTATGAGAAAGAATACTATGATACTTGATACTATTTTTCAAAATAGTGATAACAGTGAGATAGGTTTTAAGCGTGATCTATACATGAACAAGCCTCCTGCTGAGGTTGTTGAGCATGCCCAGAAAGAAAACATTCCCTTGGGCAGTGATGCATCTAAGTTTGTTATAGACTACTATCTTAAAACTAACAAGCTTAAGCCTGCCAAGTTCTACGAAGAAGCAGGTTACTCTAAGTATTATTATCCAGAGTTTGAAGACGATGGTGAGAGCGTTAAGGGATCTAATATGTTTATGGTGGTCGGGGGTAAGGAAGATGGCGACTAGAAAGAAGAAATGGATCAAAGGCGCAATAAGGCGTCCAGGTGCCTTTAAGGCGAAGGCAAAGCGTGCAGGCATGTCTACTAGTGCATTTGCCACTAAAGTGCTTAAAAAGGGCTCTAGATACTCTACACGGACGAAACGACAGGCATCCCTAGCTAAGACGCTAGGTAAAATGAGAAAGAAGAAAAAAAAATAAAGGGGCGCAAGGCCCCTCTATCTTATTCGTATTTAAACTTATCTCTTCCTAAGTTATTATAGTCTTTCCACCTGGGTCTAGTCTCTACCCAATATATACAGGCGGCGAGTCCAACTAAGAATCCTATAAGCATTCCTAAACAAAACATATTATTCTCCTTAATATCTATAGTTGTAACGACAATTAGTTTCCTTTAGATCTTTTTTATAATCTACAGTCAGTTCTTCTCCAGTCTTTATTTCTCTCATAGTTCTAAAGGGAGTTAGTTCATCTGACTCTAGTTTAAGATTCGGATCTGTTGAGGCATTAAGAAACTGTGATATATGTAATACTTCCATTTCATACGGATGTATAAATATATGCTCACCAACGTATTGTCTAGTATTAAAACTTGGTCTTCTATCTTCAACTTTCATATAAGCATCTAATAGATTGTAATCAAGCAACACTTTGCGTACTGATTCATCTATATTTAATAACTTATCTATTGTTATTGCTACAGCACCACCAAATTCTCTATGGTTCAAGGTAGTCCATGGAGCTACACCTGTAGGGATATCCTTAATTGCGAATACCCCTACACCATCAATATCAGAAGACTGAACTCTACAATAAGTTTTGTTGTTAAGTCTATCTAATATTTTTTCAGTCATCGAATACACTTTCAGCAGCAGTTAGGATGTTCTTTAATTTCATATATGTTTCATCTTCTGATGGTTCTGAACCTGCATCACGTAAGGCATCTTCTATATAGCTCAATGCCATTTTAAATAGATCCGCAGGTACTAGTACATTCCTTAGTTTCATTGTAATCTCCTTTAAATTATTAAGTAAGTTTGATGTTATACTTTAAAATATTAAGTGGACTCAGCAAAGGCGTTGCATTTCGCTGCCTGGTTTAGATTCTCCATGCCATCGGCACGAAGGTTCGCACAGGACAACTGAGCCCACCGCATTATTTCATTATATATGGGTATGGTATCTTTGCATAGGAATCGGCAAACTTCCATTGTTTACCTTTTCCTTCTTGCACAATTACTCCCATATGCCATAAAACCTTAGCTACATGGTCAATAGATTTCCAAATTATTCTATGACCAGATATGGTTTTATTCTTATTAACCTTATAGTTACAGTCCTTAACATACTGGGTTGCAAGTTTTCTTAGTGTTGCTTTACTAGGTTTTCTTTGCACTCTAGAATTTACCATTAGACGGTAAATTATCTCTAATAACTTTTAAGTCCTCTTTAGTTAATAGTTTTCTAAGGTATGGTTTCATCCTTTTCCTTAGCATTAACTCTTTGTATCTCTTGTGTGCTGTACCATCTACACTAATCTTTTCTTGTTCCAGTAAATGTTCATACAGACCTGTAATAGATCTAACTTCGTTTCCCATTTGACACCTCAGTTGATTCAAGACCATTCTTCCATTGTTTACCACATTCTCTGCATATTGCTGCATCAAACATTTCACTTAGTATCCATTCCTGTTTTTCAAAATCCCATTCAGCAAATGCATCAACACCAATATGATAACTTTCACAAGACTGTTCAGTACATATGTAGTCTATTTTCTTAACAGGTTCTTCAGCGGGTATTCTCCACTCATTAACATGTCTCCAATGAAAGTATTCTTTACACAATGTATCTAAGTAAGATGGATTAGACTCAGAAGATATTTGATTTAATATATCCTCTGCATTATCCAAGCATTCTCTCAGTACGGAGACCTCTTTTAAAGATCCTAAATAATCTTTAACCATTTTTTGATTCTCCTATCATTTTATTATCTCTTAAGGCACCACCTGACTTTCCTGTACCGTGGCACATTAAGCAATCTCCAGTTTTCTTATCAAAGAAATCATTGTCAAGGGGTAAGCCCATATATTGTTTACCATTACCAAATCCTCTACAGTCTATGCAACTCTCTCCTCTGTAGATCCAATCTCCATTCTCGTCAGTAACATATTCATCTGAGTATTCGGCTGATTCCTTGGCCTCTTTTAGGCTATCATACCACTTTGGTTTGGCACCTTTAACAGTATCATCGTAACCCACACATGTTTCATTGTCACCGTCTGGGTACTCTACTAACTGTTGGTCAGCTCCAAACATTTCTAAGTACACTGTATATTTCATTTAATCTCCTTAATTAATATATGCCTCAACCTTCATACATGTCTATAAAAGACGCGATTGGATCTTATCCCGCATCTTCTTAGAGAATCCCTCTCCCAAGGTATAACTCTCTGAAACATATATTTGTAGGCGTGAAGGAGCCTGAAAGCTAAGGCATAATATTATTGTGCTGTTGTTATGAACGGGCCGTCTTCATCTACGTCTACGTCCCATTCTTCCCAGTCTACGAAGTCATCTACATCATAGACCTTCATACAATCAGGGCAATACAAACCTGGATCAGTACCATGTACGACACTATGAGATTGAGTCTCACATTCTTCTAATTCAGTTTTGTGGTAGCCCTTACATTCTTTATTATCACACAGTGGCATTTTCATTGTTAATATATTTCATCTCCTTTAATTATTTTAAGCAGATCCTTTAATGGTAATACAACTAAAGGATCTTGCCGATCTTCTTTTATTACTTGCCAGTCAACAATTTCTAAATTGGGTTTCATATACTCTGCTATTTTCTTACGAGCTTTGGATTGTATCTTAATGCCACCATAAACTTTACTTAAGTTCCAGTGTTTCATTACAATATCTACTTCTTCATGTTCGCCCAAGGCTTGACCATTCGATCCCCAAGCTCTCATTGCATCAAATCCATGGGATTTAATTATATCTACTATTATACGCTCTACTCTATTTCCTTTTTGTTTTGATGGGTTACTCATGTTGATTACTCCATATACTTATTCCCGTGATTAATTCCACATTAAATAGTCCAATGCTTACATTCATATGATTTCCTTGATCTATTGAGAATGTAAATGAGGTACTTAAAATACCCAATAGGATAATTTTAACTCCACCCATTGTTTCTTGTAGCATATCTACGGTTTTAATTATGGGAAATCCGAACAACTTTATATCCACATTTATTTCTCCCTTATTTAAAAACCATAAAAGGGAGGGGGTACTTGTTTCTGTTAAGAAGGAAACAAAACCTCGTACCCCCTACTACTCGCGGGCGCATTAAGCGATCCTAGTATCCCTTTTATATTTTATGAGAGTGGGTAACAGGCCATGTTCCTCGTCACGGAACTCGCACATTTACCATTCTGTTTCTTTTTATAATCACTTGACATGATTAGACGAAATCGCCTCACTCTCATATTTTATAGTATAGCTTGTTGGAACCTAAATGTTTCATGGTTAAAGAAACACTTTAACTTAAACCCCGATTCATCGCGTGCTACGATAGATTCGACTATCCGTGCTTTAGATCCTGGGTTAGGTGCTGAGATGCCTAGGAGCTTATCAGACTTCTGTTCTATTGCTGAATCTCCTTTGGCACTGTGCCTGTTGAGGGTTCCCTCGTAAGCTGCTGTTTTACTTATATGACTTACTGCGAATATGATTACTTCATACTTCTGTGCTATTTCTTTCAGCTTACTTATTATCTTTTGCATCTTAAGTAGAGAGTCGTTTACATAGTCAACTCTTATCTCATCAATCGTATCTATAACTATTATCTTAGGCTGAACACTAGATATAACATCTATAATATTATTTATTTCTGGTGAAACAGTTAATACCTTTAGATGTCCTAGTTTCTTCTTAGCCTCATTTACAAAAGTTATATCATCATTTAGATAATGGTTTACTATCTCCTCTTTTGTCTCATTGAATGCAATCTGACAGAATCTACGCCACATTAGTTTCTCGTTTACTTCCAGAGATATGTACAGGCATTTGAACTGATTTGCTTTTGTTACAATGTTTTGTATGAAAGCTGTTTTACCCAGCTTAGTATCACCTATAATAGTTATCAGTTCTCCAACTGTAAATCTATAGGGATTGTTCATTTTATACATTGCTCCAAGATCAAAGCTCCTATCTGAATAGTCTGTCTTTACAAAATCTCTGAATTGTTCAGTCATACTATCAGCATTAAATATCTCTACTCCGTAATCTTTACTACGATAGAACTTGCAACGTGCATCACAGAACTTGTCCATTATGGTATCATTGCAACCATAACCGTCATGTTCCCAGCCATATACTGTATCAATCATCTTGAATGCCTCAGTGCGATCAAAGTCTGGTGACCAATGACCTATGAGTGATTCACTTCCAGCTCTTGGTATACCACTTCTCTTCCATGCGGATATCATTCTAAGTATAGTTTGGTGTCTACTACCTAGTTCTGGCCCTTGTTTATACATCTTCTGAACGCATGTAACATGTGCTGTTAATTCGCTATCAGATGTAGTATTTACAGATACACTATTCCTTTTAGGTTTGGTTATGATCTTATCTTTGAACTTATCTGTGTTATGTGCTTTTAGAAAGCCCTTATCATATTTCATCCAGTTATTAAGGGAGTTCGCATCTCTTGCGGGATCATCTGCGGGTGATTTATAATCAACCCAAGTTGCTAGTTGTACATAGTCCTTATAAGTCCAGTTATGCTCTCTAGTTAATGAATATATTGGTATCTTATAGGTATTATTCTTTTTATTAAACGAAAACTCAGCTCTTATTAGCCTTGATTTATCGTATATATTATCAACACCAAGCTTACCAAACATACTATCTAGGGTATGCTTAAGTATTCCTGGGAGATCCTTACTCGCTTTTAAACCGAATATGTTAGGTATATGTACGTGAAATCCTGTTCCACTAAACCAAAGTTGGTTTTCAATTTCGCTACTGTTTAGGAAATTCATTACTTTGTCTACAGGTTCCATGTTTTCATCTTTTATATCTATATCAAGGATTATCTCATCAATATCATATGTTCCCTGGTATGTCTTTACATTACCAGTAAACGTATCATCATAGATAAACATTGATCTATACAGCTCAGTCTTATATTTGATGTAGTTATGCAATTCATGCAGTGGGATGACATTACCTCTATTGGCAACGCTACCCACTGCTACTTCTATCATTCTAGGTGTAGTTTCCATGTGTTCTCCGTACTTTTATCTTTTGCTACAGAAATATGGTGCACACCTATATCTAATATGTGACCATTCTCCTTAAGTTTTCTCCACGCTCTAGCATAAGTGCTACCATTATGCATTTTACCATACCATTCTTTGCCAAATATTGGAATCTTTTGCTCTATCTCATGGCTGGAGATCGTAGGAAAAGTGGTGCCTTCTCCAAAGACACTGTAATCAAACTGCCAGTTATCTATTTTAGTATTTAGATAATCCAGCAAGATATCTCTAGTTGTGTTTCCTTTTCTAGTCATCTGGTTTTTCTCCATCATCTATTAGGTCTGTGTACCATTCTTGAGGACTATGATCCCATTCATCTCTTAATTTTATTTGATATTTAGTTGCCTCGTCAAAGGTTCTAAAGTGTCCAATAGAAACTGGTACATCAAGCTCTTCAAAGTAATCGTCATCTGTATCTTCCAACTCTATAGTTGTCCATAAATGATATACTCTCATTGTTTTCTCCTTAATAATATTGAAGATGGATGGTTTGGCATACAATAACAGCCACCTCATTAGTTCTCAATCTGTGAACTGCCATCCACCCTCAATAATAATATTGAAGTGTGCACGGTATTTCTGCCAACTCCGTGCTAAAGATAGACTCCTTGTAGATATGGTTAGCCTGCAGGGCTCCTGTTCCACTAATGGCATGGACATATCACCACTTCAATACATTTACTTCTTTACCAAGTGCTTAAATCGTCACTACCTGTAGTTTCGGGTGAGAATTTCTTATTAACACTTTCTCTATCCATGTTCTCAGGACGATAGTTCTTGATCCATTCGTTAGAAACATGTTTCTTGAATGTGTCAATTAGCACACGTTTGTTTTCGCCTGCTTTCGCGACCTCTTGGAAGTCAGAGTACTTAAGTTTTCCATCGTTTCTTTTACCAGAAACGTAAGTTAATCTTAGATACTTTCTTCCCATACAATCACGTAGTGCATCTTCCTCGAACCTATGGTCATCGGTTAGCTTGACATCAACGTCAACAGCCTCAAAGAAGGTGTTTATTCGCCTTGCAGTTCCAAGGCTAGTAACTTCACCAAAGTCATCTTTCTTTAATCTGCCACCAATGTAATGAGTTGGCTCAAAGGATTGTCCTATATCAATGGTTAGGCTTAAGCCAATATCATCTTTATAGTTATCGTGTTGCCAATCCGTTCCACCATATACTGGTTCTACGTTTGTAATTGTCACCTCGTTAACGAAAACACCTGACATGAACTCAATTGAGTCACTTGTTGTTTTCTTGTAGTTACTTATTAGTCCCATCTTTACTGGTTCTCCTTTGTTCTATTGTGTTCTTGACTATAGCTATAGTTCCTCCAATCTCTGTCTCTGTTCTAGAGGTATCTTTCATTATAGACTTGATTTTATCAGTTTCTTCGTCTGAAAGCATTTTGTTCCTTGAGAGTCTATCTAGCTTTACTCTTTGATCTACAGTCATCTTACCTTTTTCTGGCATTACACCATTATTTGTTTCTGGTATATAATCAAGATCTCGAATATCTTCATTGATCCAGAGGTTAATACCATAGCCAAAACACATGCTGATTGCCTTTGCAACTGCTCTTCTGAATGTATTCTCCACTTGAGCAGAGTCTGGGTTAGCTATAGCTTTGTTTCTGTAATCTCTTACAGCCAGATACTCATCATGTATATATGCTTGAGAATCCTCAGTTTCTGATTCTTCTTGAGGAGTATGTCTATAGTATAATCTTGCGTGTACAAGTTTACTTTGTCCACACTCTATTAGATCTACTAATTCATACCTAAGAAAGGGATCTATTTGCTTTACCATATCAAGGCATTTAGCCCATGATAAGTAATCAAAGTTGCCTTTGCTTTCAACAAATTCCTTATAATCCCGCTTTCTTAGCTCATTATATGGATGTTCCATTGTAATCTCCTATTTTAAAACATATAAAAAGGGAGACAACGTGTGCTATCTCCCTTTTCTACTCTTTTTAGCTTAATGCGTGATGTAGAGCTATATGCTTTTCCATTATTTTTCTTTGATTGGTACTTTTTAGTGCTTCCGTACAGGCATTATAAAGTGACCACTTATTCCTTTCGGCAAATGGGCCATCTCCTGGGTTATCCCAGTGGTTTATGGCAGCCGTTAATTGGGTAGGTGAAAGTACATTATGTCCACGTAATAACCCAAGATTTCTGTAACCAGTATCGTGGGTGATACCCTTATTTTTCAGCTTTTCTTTGGTTTCTTCTATTTCGTGGAAACTCTGTCTGTATTGTACAAGCATATCATGTGTTTGCTCAAGCAGATCATCGAAAACAAGCTTAGTATGTTTTCTCATGCTCATTATCTTTCCAGTAAACACAAGGTTGTCACATACAAACACTTGACCACCTACACATAGCTGGTTAGCAATTGATTTGTCATAGCTTGACCTAAATCCAACTGCTGTTCCTATATCATCACTTGTCAGATCTGGTTCTTCTGAACCATATCTCAAGACACCGAACAGCTTGTTTCCATCCTTACTCACCGCATATTGAGCTTTATTAAGGTTGAAACCTGCGAATACTTCTCTAGCTGCACGTTTTATTATATCTACAAGCTGATCGTATGGCACTGGCATGTAGGTATTAGTCCGCTGAGGTAGGGGTATGTTTTGTAAGTCTTCATAGCTTACTTGTTTTCCACCGCAATGTATTATTAACATTATTTGTTCTCCTGTTTTTCACACCAGTCAATCCAATTCATCCAATCTTCTAAATTCCACTTAATGGAGATTTTTGAAGGTGGTTTTTTGAAATATTCTGGGTTTTTTGATTTAGCTACATCATTTATCTCTTTTAGAAGACTTTGGTCTCCTTTCTTCATGTAGTTTCCGAAGTATTTTTTCTTCTGCATCTGGATCTCCTTCCGCTATCTCGCTAACCCAGTCACGTTCATATTTGTTGATTATGTTTTGTAACTGGGCTATGCGATCTATTTCGTTAGTCCTGATCTTTGACATCTTCTGAGTCCTCTATTGTTTCTACTGATACAGGTTCCATGAATTCATCTATCTTATTAATAAGAGCTGGCATCCTTATAGATAAAATCTTACCCATAGAATCCCATCTTTTATCATCTAACATTGTGTCAGTCATTTTCAATATTGAATCTCCTGCAGTTTCTATTGTGTAAGTATGAAACTTCACCAATCCATTATATATACCATTAGATATTATCTTGGAAAAGATGTTCATTTTACTCTCCTTCTTCTTTCGATAGTTCTATAATCATTCTGTACCCATTTTCCAGGTGTGCAATAGATGTAAGAAGTTCTGATACTTTCATCAGAGGTATTCTTTCATACTCTTTAATTACGACACCATCTGTGTCAGAGACTGTTGCTGTGTATCTTGGGCCACCAGCTATAGCTTTTTTGCCAGCTCTGTAAATTTTACCACTAGCTCGCATAGTCTGATTTACCCCATAGCCTACAGCACCAACAGCTTTACCTATGTTAGTTGCTAGTCTTAGTTTGCTCATTGTTGTTTCCTTTATTTAGTTCATGTTTTGCCCAAGCTTCCTGGGCTTTTCTTTTGAGGTTCTGCTGATCTCTTTCAGTCCATCTATCACCCCATCTATCAAAGCAATAGCCACAATACCTTATATTTTGAGTGTATTCTTTGCCACCGTTTTCATCTTTTGCCCAATAGAATACTTCTTCTTCTTGTAAATCAGTTGATCCACAAACAGTGCATTTATCATTTTCTATAGTCATATTGTCTCCTTTTAGTTATTTCAAGGGCTAGTGTGCCTACAAGATGTATGAGTTTACCGTATACTCTAACTCGTTTATCTTTTCCTAGGCACATAAAGCTGATACGTATCCATCTCTATCATCCTAAGTCCCTAGGGTGCTCGAAGAGCTACTTAGGCAGGATTACGATAGCTTTAGATTTCTGCAGGAGATCCTAGCCCTTTGATAAAGCAAAAAAGGGGAGGTTACTCTTTTCCTATGTCTTTAATGTCAGTAGGTGGTATGTAATCATTCATATACTCTTTTTTACCTGTCCATTTTTTGCCTTGCATCTGTTTAAATGGTCTAGGCTCTTCGTTTGCCTCAGCATCTGCTACACCTTGTTCATACTCAGCATCTATTACTTTTTCGTCTTTTATTTTTACTACTGTTTCTAGTATGTCTTCTTCTATGCTGACATCTTCCAGAGCAGTACCTTCAAATTCTGGTGTATCGCTTTCGTATGTCTTGCCACATCCTGGGCAATGTCTTTTGTATCTTTTTTTCATTGTTTTACTCCTCTAACTTTTTTTCCAATAACTCGATAGCATTTAAAGCCTCAATTTGGTATTCTTTAAAGTATTCGGGGAAGTCCATCCATAATTCACCTGATGATTTATATAACTTCCTTAATACCATTTGTATCTTTTGGAATTTATATGGTGCTTTCTCTTCTATGATCTTACTCACAACATATTCTATTTCATTATACTCTATTGGCATTTCTTTCATGTAGTACTCCTTGTTTTAAGTATTCGGGGACAGCAGTAGGAAGGAGTCATGATTGTCCCGCTCTTTACTTCGTAGTTATAAATACGTAGTATAGATACTGTCCCCTTGTCTTTTTAAATTCTTATATTTAATAATAGCCAAAAAAGGGGGAAGAGTACATTTAGTACTCTCCCCCTTATCTTACCTAACTTTGGTTAGGCAAAGCCAGAAATGAGAACGATCCACTTTTGGAAAGTATCATATCCTTCCCTTCAGCAAGATTCTTGCTATAAAGGTGCAGGTTCGCCTTGGCTAACAGGCGTTGGGTTTCCTTGATATCGTCCTCGGTGGACTCACTTGAAAACCACACAACATCCCCATGCTGGGCATTTGATACCTCGTGATTTTCCCAAGACGGATCTTCCTTGGTACCTGTGTTGCGAGAAATCCAAGACCTTCTTGATTTCAGTGCACTCAGGATTTCCTTTGTTGATAGACTCATGTTATTTCTCCTTACTTTGATTGATTAATCAACACATAAAAGGGCGTATTATCTTATTGCCCAATACCCAATATGTACTGCAAAGTATAGTATAGATGCACTAAGCAGTACTATGTACGATAGCATCATCTTGTCTATACTTCTTCTCTTCAGCCTTTTCTTTATTTGAGCTGGAGTTCTACCATGTTTACTCAGGTATTCATCCTTCTCACGTCTTTCTTGTTTTCTTCGCTTGGCTTTTCTATTTGGCATTGATTTCTCCTAGTTTTGTCTTGATTATCTATAATCCGAAATTTAGGGACTACCTTATCATCAGTATATATTGGTGGATCATCAGCACGTTTAGTGCTACTAGTCACCTTTATACTGAATCCATCTGTTTCTTTCTTGTTCATTTTAACTCCTTTTTTTATTAATGGATAGAAGGGCGAGGCTATGCCTTGTGGCACAGCCTCATCTTTCTTATTATCTTGATCTACGCCATTTTGACTCGCAAGCAAGTGAGCAAAATCTATGCTTTATTTGATTACTATTACTATGGCCTACTTTTACTCTATCATATGGATGCGGTATAAGATCACGACAAAAATGACACGTTGGTAAGCAATGATGTAGTTTAAATACTAAATCTTTCATATGCTCTAAGAGTGTCTCACAATATCTAAAAGATAGTGAATCTTTAAAGTCATCTTCTTCTACTTCCAGACAGGTTTCAAGCTCTAATAATTCATATGCTATTGCATTTATATCTTTCATCTTGACTCCTTTTTTTTAATTAACGGATAGAAGGGTAGAGCCGTGCCTTAGTACCAGCGGTGATCTGTCACCCTATACTGATTCTATGCGACACAGCCCTACCAATCTTAGCTTAAGCTTTCCTAAGCTCTTTACGTACCTTGATATGTGGACTGGTATCACTTAAGTCAGCGTGATCCATACACATCTCACAGGCACATTCTTGATTGTCCATAGAGATACCACAAGGGAAATCTCTCTTGACAGTCAAGCTACCACCTTCCCTATACTCGGGAATAGATAGCATTTGTAGAGTAAATCTGTCTACTCTTGAGTTCATAAGTATGACTCCTTACGTTTGTTAACAAATAGACCAGAAAAAGGCGTATTTTGTATTTCTTGTAACACTACCCCCCTAAATAGGGGGGATAGTGTCTTACATACATTATTATCTGAACGTAGCCATCATATGGTCTTCACACTCTTTACTACAGGTACCCTTTCTCAATAAATCGAAACCGCCACACCCTGCACATCTACCTTCTTTCCACAGAACGTGACCATTCTTATCAACAATCATCCAGACACCGCAACCTTCACATAGGATGGTAGTTTCATCTTTAGAATACGTGGTTCTTTTGTCTTCATCGACACCAAGTACTGTATCTTCACATCCATTACAAAAATCAGCCATAACTATATCTCCTTACGTAAGTTACTGGATATACCATAAAAAGGCGTATTTTGTATTTCTTAAAAGAGAGCTGTACTCCCCCACCGTATACGATGAGGGAGCATACTTCATTCAGCTCCTTGGTATATGGTTTAGGACACTACCCAACTAACCACCTTTTTATCCTGGTGTGGCACCAGCATCAGGTACCATTCCTCAACCAGAGCATATACCAGACCCTTCAGGCACGAATTTGATTCATTTTATACTAATGGGAAGAACCATTAGCAAGGTATGTAGGGGCGTGGCCGACCTAACCTATACTATTATTATCCTAAAGTATTAGAGCAAAGCCTACCCCAGTAGTCCATTCTGACAAGTTTTAGTTGGGTAGTAGTACTTTATTTTATGTCGTCTGTCTCTTAAGGATCTATTGAACCGTTGTACTTGTGTACCAGATTTTACGGATGGACATCCCCACTTATGGACAGTTACTTTGCTCTTTTATCACGACCTGATTGATAGGTAGTCTATAGCGTTACTCTATAGACTCCAGAATCAAGGAATTGCATATGACATCTCCTTTTCTTAATTAATTCAGAAAAAGGCGTATTCTCTTAAGGTATTAAAAGCTCCTCAGCTTAGGGTATTGCCTTGCAATAGGGTAAGCGAGCTGAGCTTTAAGGGTGGGTATAAATGCCACTACTGTGGCAAGCCATAACTAAGAGTCCTTAAGAAATACAACTAAGGTCGTCTCTTCGTTAGAATAGCAATAGCATTGATACACGAATGTACCAATGCTACGCTTACATACTACTTATCTAGAGAAGGAAGGAAGCTCCAGGTCATCTCTTAATGTCTCAAGAGTACCAAGAGCATATTCTAAGGTCATAGACCCATCACGAATATCGCTATTTAGTGCTCTTATAGCTCTGTGGAGTTGTCTCCATTTCCTATCTTCTGCTTGTGCTTTTAACTGCTCCAAATCCGTGGTTATTTCAGCTTTTGATTTCATTGCTATCTCCTTCTTAACGATTAATTAATCTACTCGGAAATCTTTAAGGGGACTACTGAATTACGAGAGTTCCAACCTCGTAAGAGGTGAACCGTATCGTGCATCGTATCTCAACAGCTATGCTGTTATCGTCCCCTTATATCTTACTCGGGTTTTGAAGTGGAACCCCAGCAGAAACCACGCCCTTCTCAGTTTATAGTCATAATAGTTAGGCATCACTGGACTTCTTTGAGTACCACCTATACATCGCTTACCTGGTGATTCTGATGTTTGTCTCAGATCAGACCTGTCATTCCATAGGAATGACTGTTCCTGTGCTTAACGCATATAGGCCTGCGATTCACTACTGACCGCATATTAAGGCTATTATGGTACTCATAAAAAGGCGTATTTATCTTCGGAGTCTATATTTTCAACCGTAACAGAAAGAAGAGAATACCCGAAGGTACTCTCTTCTAACGTAGGGATTATCCCTTGGCAACCTTACGGATGACCGAGGCACAACCACTGACGATGGCTGGGACGCCACCTATGACCCTACCAGTGACCTCGAAGGTCTTGGTAGTTGCCTTGCCTGCCTTACGTAGAGCCTTGCGGGCTACGGGCTTAGCATTGGCGTGGTTAAGAGTGATGGCACCAGGTGTACGATTGAATAACGTCATGACGTTCTCCTTTCTTAGTTAAAGTGAGCTACTAACCGAAGTAACTCATAAAAGGGTTCTTAGACTTCATCCTGGTTTCTAACGTAACTGATAACTGGAAACCTAACTTGAGGGGGGTACGGTTTCCAATATACCTCTCACACGGTGTGTAACTCTATTTTTGGAACTTCATCACTCTCATATTGGTACATGTATGTACAGTATTGTAACTTATGTAGCAAGAATGGGTGAAAAAATAGTATATGAGGTTTTTAACATGCTTACAGGAGAATGGGAGGAATCTATACCCGAAAAAGACATTTTAGAGTCATTTGAGGTTTACTTAACAGATTACGAGACTTATCAAGCCGAGAAAGAGATAATTACTGAGATAATTAGACAGAAGAAAGCTTCAGATAAGCTTTTCGCTAAAGAGCCTGCGAATAAAGAAAGGGACTAGTAGTACATTACCTAGTATTGTATATAGTAAACTGTTAGTGTACTACTTAAGATATCTTATTAATCCACACTCTCATGGATAGAATTTCAAGGAGAATTGGTGGAAAAGTAAGGGAATATCCCGTATATACCGTTGAAGAAGCTCCATTTGAAGCTATGTACTGGAAACAGGCCGATAATGGGGACTGGGCAAAGACAGATGACGGGTATGTAGCCGAATGTGTCTCCAGAAAAGAGTATACAGACGCTAAAGGTCGGGTAAAGACCCTTGTTAAGCTCACATGTGGTGTACAATGGGTCACAAATACCTCTACTTTACTATATGAACCGAATAAAGAGGCTAATATCTATTCAATGGTCAAGCCAAAGCCATGGCAAGAGCGTGAAGCTAAGAAAAGTCGCACAAAGAACGCTGTTTCCTCATATGTTACGCAGGTTGTTAACGGGCAAAAGCCCGATTGGGAGCAGATAGGGAAGATATACAGGCCAGATCAGAAGAATCCCCCAGCTACCGTTAGAAGATTGTTCAAACAAGAGGTAATTAGGAATATGATAGAAGAAAAGCTCAAAGAGGTACTTATCTCCAAGGGTATAGACAAAGGATTCGTACTGGATACCATGTTAAATGCTATTGAGATAGCCAGGGAGAAGCAGGATGTCTCTAATATCCTTCGTGCAGCTGAGAATTTCATAGATCTGCTGGAAATGCGTCCGAATAAGAAGATTACTACGGATACGCTACAAATTGATATGACCAACCAGATCATAGATCAGATAGAGACAGAGGAAAAGAAACTTGTAGCCAGTAGGAAAACAGAAAGTACAGATGTACCTCATGACGAAGTTCCAGTTTGAAGATAGGAAAGATGATAAGGTAAACCATCCCGATCACTACAATCAGGGGATAGAGGTGACAGATTTCGTATCTTCATGGAAGATGGACTGGTTTAGGGGCAATATCATCAAATATGTTGTGAGAGCCCCGTATAAGGGAGAATATGTGGAAGATCTCAGAAAAGCCCTATGGTACCTGCAAGATCTCATCAGAAGAATTGAATGCAAGCTTATAGATCCAAAAGAAGTAGAAGATAGTGTTCGCGAGGTGTCCTAAGGTTGATCTCAAGAAATGTGCACATGCGGCAATGAATAAAGGGAACCTTCACTGTGGATTGGTTACAGGCCCACTAGAATCTACCAAAGTAGACAATATGCCCAAATGTGCTAAGGATATGACAAAATCGGAGCTTACGAGGTATGCAAAAGGATTCGCGCCTAAATTCCGTTAAGGAGAAATTATCTAAGGATTTAATCTTATTCGGTAAGATATGCCTCCCATCCATGTTTTCTTCGGCATCTCCTAAGTTTCACTACGAGATTGCTGAAAAATTAGAAGACAAGAAGATAAATAAGTTAAATATCATTGCACCAAGGGGTCATGCTAAGTCATCCCTTGTTGCATGTGTGTTTCCGTTATGGCATATCCTTACTGAAGATGGCCCTAAGTTCGTTGTATTGTCCTCAAAGACTGAAGGCCATGCTGTAAGACTTCTCCAAACCATAAAAAATGCTCTTGAGTACAGCATGGAGCTACGTGGGGTTTATGGCTACTGGGGACAGCATTCAGCAAGACAGTGGTCTAGGACTGAAGTAGTATTAAAAGATGATACTATGATTATGTGTCGCGGCACAGGACAGCAGGTAGTTGGATTAAAACATGGGAACCAGCGTCCTACTGTAGTCGTTCTGGACGATCCCGAAGATATGAACAATACGAAAACATCTGAGGCTATGGAATTTAATCTCAGATGGTTATTACAGTCATTGGTTCCTGCCCTGGATGCTCAAAAGGGACGATTAGCTGTTATAGGGACTCCGCAGCACCAGAGATGCATGGTAGAAACCCTCATGGCTACAGATGGATGGGATGCAAGTAGGTATAAAGCTTTACAGGATGATGGAACTGCTCTCTGGCCTGAGATGTGGTCAGAAGAGAAATTATTAGCTGAAAAGAAATCTCTGGACTCAATTGGAAGAGTATCCTCGTTTTATCGGGAATATCAGTGCGAGATTATTGGCGATGAAGAACAAATGTTTAAAGAGTCTTATATCCAGCACTATAAGGGTGAATTAACATGGGTAGATGACGAACCGCATATGGAATTTGAGTCAGGACGCTATGAACCAGTAAATATCTTTATGGGGGTTGATCCAGCGAGTTCTGTAAAGAAATATGCTGATTATTCCACGATTGTCTCTGTAGCGGTT